AGCTGTTAATTTATCAATTCCAATGGGGTATTATGAGGATTATGTATACACTGCGTCTACTACTGGTGATGGGTATGTCAGTAAGAATATTACCAAACCAAATGTGAGGTTTCATAGAGTTACAATTGAAACTTGGAAACCATTTGCAGAGTGGTGTCATGAAGCAGATCCTCCAATCCCATTAGAAGATTGGGACAAGACCCCAGAATCTGTAAAAAAATTTGTATTAGAAAGTTATTATGTAGACCATATGGATGATAATACATCTAATGCTCATGTAGATAATCTTAGATACTGTACTCCACCAAGAAATTCAAACTATAGAAAGGGAAAATCTGGAGGTCCAAAATGACTGAACTTAAAGATTGGTTAAACTCTATTAATTTTACAAAAAAGAATTTAATAGAAGAAGATTCTAGTGTGATTAAGGATTATGCTCCTTATATTATTAATCGTTGTTTATCAGGAAACCTAGATTGTATAATGTTTGCTAATGAAATGAATAAGTATTCATTCCTAGATAAAGATATGCAATATTCTTTTTATCTAAATCCACTTAGGAAAAAGAAGAGATTCAGTCCCTGGCTCCGTAAGGATAAAGTCACAGACCTCGAAATCATTAAACAATACTATGGTTATAGTAACGAAAAGGCATCACAAGCTTTGAAAATATTAACCCCTGAACAAATTAATTACATTAAACAACGACTTGATACTGGAGGAATGAAATGACTACTTCTACGCAGGAGCCTGAAGTAAAATGGTCGCAAGACCAAATGGTGGAGGTACTTCTTAATGAACCTGATGATTTTTTAAAGGTTCGTGAAACTCTCACAAGAATTGGTGTAGCATCTAGAAAGGAAAAGAAACTATATCAGTCCTGCCATATTCTACATAAGCAGGGAAGATATTACATAGTGCATTTTAAGGAGCTATTTGCCCTTGATGGAAAACACGCTAACCTTACTTCTAACGACGTTCAGCGTCGGAATCGTATTGCTCGTCTCCTTGCTGATTGGGGTCTCATATCTGTAGTAAAACCAGAATCAGTTGAGGACATTGCACCTCTTAATCAAATTAAGGTTCTTGCATATAAGGATAAAGGAGATTGGATACTGGAACAGAAATATAATATCGGTAAGAAGGGAAAGACCCAAGAAACCGAATAGAAAAGTAGGGGATTCAACATCCCCTTTTTTTGTAGTTTATGGTTAAATAGTATTGTACGCCGTAAGGGTACGCAATTCACACTCGCTTAATAAGGAGAACCATGAACAATCTAGCAAGATACCACGCTGCAAATCTTCCTGAATTATTTGACAGGATAACAAAGAACAGTATTGGAATGGATGATTATCTCAATAGATTTTGGGATGATACCGCAACTACTTCCAATTATCCACCATATAATTTGATACAACTTAATAATCATGAATCGAAACTCGAAATCGCCCTTGCGGGATTTAAGAAAAATGAAATCAAAGTCTATACGGAGTTTGGAAAACTATATGTGGAAGGCATCAAAGAAGATAAAGAACCAGTGGGAGAAGTCGTCCATAGAGGACTTGCACAAAGGTCATTCTCTAAGGTCTGGACTATCTCCGATGATACAGAGATACGACAAGTCAGCTTTGCCGATGGACTCCTCACCGTGGATTTAGGAAAGGTAGTTCCTGAGCATCATGCTCGTAAGGATTATCTCTAAATAGAAACGAGTTCGAGATGGATCAAGCACCCTCTTTACAGGGTGCTTTTTCTTTGCTATACTTATAAGAGGTAGATAAAAGTTATGACTATTAAGTTAGTTTTATTAAAATCTGGAGAAGACATTGTTTCTGATGTTTCGGAAATGATTGTTGGTGAAGAAGGTAATGAAGAGAATCCACAAAGGGTTATTGGATATTATCTTAGTAAACCTTGTCTGGTTAAGATAACAGACGTTAAAGCAAATGCAGATTTAAAGAAAGGTTCTGAACAAAAAGCTGGATATTCAGTAACACTTTTTCCTTGGATGCCATTATCTAAAGAAGAAAAAATTCCTATCCCTGCGGATTGGATGGTTACTATGGTAGAACCAGTTACTAAATTGAGAGAAATGTATATGGAAGATGTTGTTACCCCAATGAAAGAGGAATTAAAAAAAGATGGAAAAGACGATAAAAGTGATAGCACTAACAACAACACAGCAGATTCTGATAAGTCAGATTGATGAAGTTGCAGCAGCAATTCCAGGAGAACCTGATTGCCAATTAGTTAAACCTTTTTGGGTTAATACAGAATCTGGTACTACAGTTTTGCATCCTTTCTTAACTGGTGTTACAAAGGATGATACTTTTATGATGAGTTCTGATAAGATTCTTACTCTTGCAGAACCAACACCAACTCTACTTGAAAAATATCAAGACCTTATTAAAGAATGAAATTCTACACTAACGTCCAACTAATCGGGAATCAATTCCTGGTGAGGGGTGTTGAGAATGGGAAGAGATATGAGCATAGGGATGAGTTTTTCCCTACGTTATTTGTCAAATCTAAAAAAAATCTAAAGACTAAATATAAAACGTTAGGTGGAGAATCAGTTGAAGAAATTAAACCAGGCACCGTTAGAGAATGTCGTGACTTCTATAAGAAGTACGAGGATGTTGAGGGATTTGAGATATATGGGAATGACAGGTATATTTACCAATATATTTCAGAGAAATACCCAGAGGATGAAATCAAGTTTGACATATCTAAGATTAAGCTTGTTACTTTGGATATTGAAGTTGCGTCTGAGCAAGGTTTCCCTGATGTGGAATCGTGCGTCGAAGAGATTCTGGCAATCACAATACAGGACTATACAACTAAGCAGATCGTTACTTGGGGAAGTAAACCCTTTGAGAATAATAGGAAGGATGTAACATATTTTCATTGCCCTACGGAACATGCACTTTTAAGTTCCTTTATTAATTACTGGATGCAAGATGTTCCAGACGTAATTACTGGTTGGAACATACAACTATATGATATACCTTACATATGTAAACGTCTAAGAAGAGTTCTTGGCGAGAAGTTGATGAAGAGGATGTCACCTTGGGGATTATGTAGTGAAGGTGAAGTTCATATCATGGGACGTACTCATACTACATTTGATGTTGGTGGTGTTTGTCAGTTAGACTATCTTGATCTTTATAAGAAGTTTACTTACAAGGCACAGGAATCATATCGTTTGGATTATATTGCTAGTGTAGAACTAGGGCAGAAGAAGCTAGACCACAGTGAGTTTGATACTTTTAAGGATTTTTATACGAAGGGTTGGCAGAAGTTTATTGAGTACAACATCATTGACGTGGAACTTGTTGACCGTTTGGAAGACAAGATGAAATTGATTGAGTTGGCATTAACTATGGCATATGATGCTAAGGTTAATTACAATGATGTATTTTATCAGGTGCGGATGTGGGATACGATAATTTATAACTATTTAAAGAAGAGGAATATAGTTATTCCTCCTAAGAATAGATCAGCAAAAAACGAAAAGTACGCAGGAGCTTATGTCAAGGAACCGAAACCAGGAAAGTATGATTGGGTGGTCTCTTTTGACCTTAATAGCCTGTATCCTCATCTTATTATGCAGTACAATATCAGTCCAGAGACCATCAGGGAAACTAGACATCCCAGTGCGAGCGTTGAAAGGATCTTAAATGAGGAGATAGATGATTTTGATAGTGAGTATGCAACATGTGCAAATGGAGCACAGTATAGAAAGGATGTAAGAGGATTTCTTCCAGAGTTAATGGATAAGATGTATGGAGATCGTGTGGTCTTCAAGAAGAGGATGATACAAGCAAAGAAAGATTATGAAAAAGCACCATCAAAAGCACTCACAAAAGAAATCGCTAGATGTAACAACATCCAAATGGCAAAGAAGATATCACTTAACAGTGCTTATGGTGCTATTGGTAATCAGTATTTTCGATATTACAAATTGGCTAACGCTGAAGCCATTACCCTGAGTGGACAAGTTTCCATTCGGTGGATAGAAAACAAAATGAATGAAAAGGTCAATAAGATCTTAAAAACGGAGGGTATTGATTATGTTATTGCTTCAGATACTGATTCCATCTACTTGCATTTGGGTCCTTTGGTTGACGCTGTATACGAGGGGAGAGAGAAAACTAATAAGGGCGTTGTTGGGTTCCTTAACAAGGTGTGTGAAACTGAATTTGAGCCTTTTATTGAGAGTT